GCTAGTCCTGCTAGCTTCCCTATCTCCTTTACTTCTTTGTAAAGCAGAGTTTTAGGGTGACCTCTTCAATGAGGCCGGCTCGGCGATCTTCATCGTCCGCCCGCTGCGCTGCAGCAGGGTCAGTTGATAAAGCTCTGACCAAGGCGAGTCAGCTTCTCTGCGCGGAATTCAAATTCCCGGAGAACCTACCCCCAACGTGGGGGCTGACTTGCCTTGACCAAAGGGCCAAGTGGAAAGAGTGGACGACTGGCTTTCAGTCAAAAGTGGAGGAGGGTTACAAGAAGCGGAGCACGTGGTTCAGAGCCCGTTCTGCCATCAAAAGTTGTCAAAGACTTTTTGATCTTCCCTGTGAACCTTGCGACAAGAAGTCGTCTAGCAAGGCTCGTGAGGAGTGGTGTCGTTTTGTGGCATCGCCGGTAACTCACGATGTAACCGCCAGTCAATACTGGTCGGGAGACCCAGTGCTCAAGTTGAAAGAACGCGTTCGCGAACTTTTGGGCACCTCCTGGGGTAAGAAATTGAGAGAAGAGAGGCCAGTGTACGTCCCCGATCAACAGGGGTGTCTGGAAAGAAGGAGAATCAATGGCGGGTCCCTTGCGGTGCCTCCACTCAGCTTTGCTGAGACTATGGAGGTCGCAAATGTTACCCGTCTTGGTGTCGCTAAGACAAAGGGAAAGCACCGGGTCGTGACTATGCAATCGGCCGGGGTTAAAGAGCGTCTTTCCTACATTCACGAAACTCTGTATGACCACATCTCGTCTTTCGGATGGGTCGTCAGAGGGGAAGTGACCAAAAGCGATTTTGAGACTGTTAAAGAAGACCGTCGCGGTCAAGAGCTGCTAGTATCGGGTGATTACGAGAACGCAACCAACAATATCTACAGCGACGCGGTCTTGGCAATTGTCGAGGTTATTTGCGAGTGCGAGCATTTAACCTCGGAAGAGTCTCAACTCCTCAAGAAGTCCTTCACCAACGTCGTTTGGCGGTCCCTGTCAGGGGTAGACCATCCAGTGTTGAGAGGCTCAATGATGGGTAACTTAATCAGTTTCCCTGTTTTGTGTCTCATCAACAAGGCCTGCCTTGATATTGCGAGGGATTACGACGAAGGTGAAGAGAAGGGTAGAAAGAGAGTGTGCCGGATCAATGGCGACGACTGCATGTTTGCAGCGTCTAGGCGACTCGTCTCCGTTTGGAGGGACGTGACTAGCCATTTTGGTCTTGTCGTCAATGAACAGAAAACTGGGCTTTCTGATCGCTGGTTGGAGCTAAATTCTCGTCAGTACGATTGCCGCCTTGGACGCTTCGTCGCAAAGCCAGTTCTCAGTTTCTGTTTAGTACAAAAGGAAAACACTTCCGACCTGTTGTCCCAGGTCGTTAAGGGATGTGAGGGGTTACGGAGAGACGTCAAGCTCTTCGCCATTAACTCTCTCCTGCGTTCCGAGATAGAGATCAGACCTATCTCGGCAGGGAACATCAGCAAGGACCTTTGGCGCATTTTAGTAAAGCGCAAGTGGTTTAGGAATGCGTTGGACATGGGACCTCTTCCCATTGTCTCAAGGCATGGGCGTCGCGTGTCGACGGGTGTCTTTGATGACCCGACGGCCGTCCATTACGCCGATCGTTCAGTACCCACTACGGTCGGTCCCATTCCGAAGCCCCGTTTCTACTCTTTCGTGGACAAGCTTTTGAGAGAAACGACAGAGGCACACGTTCGCCGTTGGCGAGGCCAGTGTGTTTGGCCAGATAAGAAAAGATTCGATAGGTCTGTCAGACGGGACCAGTACCGCGCCAAGAAGCTTCTCCCACGTAAGTGGTTATCGCTCGAGAAGAGGTACTGGGTCTTTTCCTGGCCTACCGAAATCTTAAAGTTCCTCGAGGACAAGTGCTTTGACAGGCACGTCCTGCTCGGGAAGTCGCGCGACACGTGGGTTGAGGACCATGTCCTCCTCTCCACGAGAATTGGCGTTTTGGCGCGCCCGTTCGTCGAGGATTCTCAACCTCGATCCTTTCCTCCAGTCCTTCCTGGTTCTTTCATACGTGAGTACGACGGCGCTCGTTCGTACTTCGTTGAAAGGGCTTAGCTGCTTCAACTCTGCAGCCCGCGTGCTTGTGTAGAAGGGAGGGTTAGGTTCGGCTGAGTAAGGAAACGAAACGAGATTTGGATGAAACCTCAGGCGTTGACAGGTGAAATTGACGGCGTGAGCTATCTTAGGAAGTTCCGGGTGTCTAGACTCTCCTCTTTTGGATGAATCTGGCCCGGCCTAGTACTTCGCTCTGGCTTGCGTGTCGCGAGAGTAATTAGCTCATGTACCTGGGGGAGACCCTGCACCGCTCTTTTGAAGTGCTGAAGTTCCCTTCCTTTCTCGTGGATACAAATGAAATGTCGGACTGTTGATCCCGTCCATGTGAAACCTTCGACAAGTGTTTAACTCTACCAGAGAGGTCCTTGCAAAAGGGGCCAGTTAACGCGAC